AACTACTTTCGGGTGCTTCATTACCTCGGCTATTGCATAGGCCATTGACTGATTGCCGACAAATAACTCACAGCCTTTTATTATTGCGCATAGTTCCGCAAAGTCATTTACTTTCAAATGTTCAATGTCAGGCAGTTTGGCCGAAATTATCCGGTATTCATCAGGCAGTCCTACGAACTTAATCTTGTCCTGATACCTGCGAATGATGCTATAATCAAAAGTAGGGTTGTGGTAACGGGCAGTGCGGTTCAAAATGATTTGATGGTTACCTATTGGGGCAATATCAAACTCTATCGGCTCGGCTAAATTGCAGGTCAGTTCAGGGTAAATGTGAAAATACCACTGCGAGATGTGGCCCGTGTAATTGTGAAACTTCCGGAATAGGTTGAAATTGTAATCGGTTTTGACCGCTTCATCAGTGATTGTGCATTTGCCTATGAAGTCGGTGGACATCAAAAGCGGTACAAGCATCTGCGCCATCTTCAAATTCATTTGCACTTTTCCCATAGGATGATTGAAATTGTATTGTGCCGGTACATCCACCTGTAAATACAGATGCACCTTGCTATCGTGCAACCGAGATGCTGCTCTCATTGCTGGGAGTGAGTAAATCAAATCCCCTGCGTTACCGCCATGAATTATACTAACCATTTAAAGCCTCCCGATATAACTTTTTCAGAGCGTCAAACATACAACTGCGACACGCTGGGAATGGCTGCCCATACAACTGCCTGTGAACTTCGTTTAATTTGGCATAGTAACCTGCTTCAAGCGAGTAGGTGCCGGTCTTGTTAATCCGGTCAATGTGCGGTTTCAAGTCAAGACAAAGGCTACGCTGTTCAGGTGTCATATTTTTGAAATTATGAAATAAACAAACAGGCTCACGCTAACTGCAACGATGCTGCCTATCAATGCTAATTCAATTATGCTCATAGGTATCTATCAATTAACGCCCCAAAGATAGCACATAATGCACCATAAATTACACCGTATATTCCAAACTCGGTAATATAGCAAGCCATGCCAATCCAAAATGAAAGGCAATAGCCACATTCAAAAGGTTTGATTGTCTTTCTATTTCGGCTGTCAACTTTATAGATTGCCGAAACAAAAGGCGGGAAAAAGTAACGGGATAACAGCACACATAATGCTGACAGCCCCAAAATGTCAGTCATCGTATTCATTGTATTTTTCTTTTATTTGTGTTTTTATTGCGTTGATTATTTGGCTGATTTCACGATAATTTATTTTGGTATCACGAGCAATCATTGCCATGCTTTGTTTATCTTCCCATAACTGCCAAAGTTTTACCACATACCATTCGGAACGGTTAAAATGGTTTGCAACTTCTTTGAAATTAATGCTTTCAACTGCTTCCTGTTTTCTGCGGATGTGTGTTTCGTCATAATCCTCAGCTTCCTCATCGTAATTTTCAGGTAGGGTTTCGGTTGTTCGCAGGAAATCCCGGTAAAACTTTGTGTATCTGTTGCCGTTTACCGCATTGCACCCCACCCTTACTAAATAGTAGACAAGTCCATTATTTTCGTGTAGTTTAACCAGGCGGTCTGCATCCATTTCGCAGCAGATAAGCAGAAGGTGTTGTTGTAGGTCGGCAGCAACATGACCGCCAATTTTGTTGCAGAAGTCTGGAAGCCATTTACTATTGGCAAGTTCAATCAGTATCTTGGTGCGGTTTTCCAAGTCGGATTGCGTGGACTTTTTTTAGCCACTCTTTGAATTGTTTGTTGTCGCCATACCGGGCATGGTCACGTCTGCACAATGCCATCAAGTTGTCAATAGTATCAACGTGTTTGCTCCCACCCATACCCCGTGCTTCAATGTGATGAATGTCCACAGCAGCAGCACCACAGACCTCGCAAGGAATGAATGAGCTTGTATCATAGCCGAAATGCTGCATATAGATTTTCGTGTGCTTTTTCACGCTACAAATTTTATTCGCAAATAATCTATTCTGTGAAATTGTGGATAACTTTTACAAAAATAATTTAACAAAAAGTATTGCAAGTATAGAAAAGTATATTACATTTGCAGCATGGAAAACACAAAAACGCCTTTCGAGCTGGGTTATGAAGCCTGTCAGCAATTCAACTACTGGGGAACAAACGATGAAAACCCCTATTGGAACAACACAGATGAGTTTAAAGAATGGGAAAAGGGATGGTCTTGGTACATCACTCAGACGATTGAATGGGAACGTGACGAAGCAATGGATATTTCAGATAGAGAATATCATGACCGCCAAGAATACTGCAACGATTAAAAAATAAATTTGGAAATCTGAAATCTTTGTTTTAATATTGCATATCGGAACAACAGGACTTCAACCCCCTGCCGAGAAAAGAAGATGAAAAAAGAACTTTACCAAACGCCCTACACAAGTACTATGCGGCTGCAATCTTCCAGCCGGGTTGAACATAGGAAAGTGTGGGGCGTTTTGTTTATGATTAAATTACCAAAACGAATGCCGATTGACATCTGCGACAGATGCATCGAAGAACTTTCCCAGCAGATTGGAAAGTTGGAAGTTGACTTCCTGACAAAAAAAGTAAAAAAGCACGTTTACGATTACCGCAAAATGAACCTTGATTTTGAAGTGTTGTATTGGAACCAATGCAAAAAATTAACCTTGAAAGGAAAGCCAAATGAATAACGGCTGGATAAAGATACACCGTTGCATGATGGATAACCCATTGTACCATTCCGAACCATTTAACAGAACCCATGCTTGGATTGACCTGTTATTGTTAGCCAATAGCAATGATAACTTTTTTTACAAGCGTGGCATCCGTGTCAACATTCAGCGTGGACAAATTGGCCACGATGCTGATACTTTGGCCAAAAGATGGAAGTGGTCAAGAGGTAAGGTGGAAAGATACTTGACTATGCTTGAAAGTGATGGCATGATAGTAAGGCAAAAAAGCAACGTAACTACCTTAATATCAATATGTAAGTACGATGACTATCAGGCAAACGATAAAGCAAATAGTAAGGCAAATGATAAAACAAACGGACAGCAAACAGTAAAGCAAACGGACACTAACAAGAATGATAAGAATTATAAGAATGAAAAGAATGAAGAGAATATATCTTTCCTGCGTTTTTGGAATTTGTATGATAAGAAGATTGACAGGCAGGCATGTGAACGCAAATGGAACAAGATAGACAGTGAGCTGCATGAATTGATTTTTGCTCACGTTGCTGATTATGTTGCATCTACTCCGCAGGTGCAATACAGAAAAAACCCTGAAACATACCTAAACAATCGTAGCTGGGAAAATGAAATCGTAATGGAAGCAAAGCCAACAGAAAAAAAATACAAGGTAGAAACTGAATGGGCTTTCGGCCTTATCAAAGATGAATTTGAATCCCTTGAAGAAGCACAGGCCAAAGTTGAATGGTATAACAACCGTAAAGACGCATCATTTAGAGCAAAAATAGTATGAGTTACGCATTTCACAATATCGAAATTCCACAGGGTAAAACCACAGGAGAGGTGCAAACACTTTGTCCGCAGTGTAGCCATACACGGAAAAAGAAAACAGACCGCTGCCTGTCGGTTAACCTTGATAAGAAAGCATGGATTTGTCATCATTGCGGTTGGAAGGGTGCAATAATTGACCGCCCGGAAGTAATCAAGTACGAAGTGCCGGAATGGAAAAACACCACCGCACTATCCGACAAGGTGCTAAAATGGTTTGAAAGTCGCAGAATAACGGCTGCCACCGTCAACAAGATGCAAATCACCGAACAGCTGGAATGGATGCCACAGGTCAGCAAAGAAGTAAACTGCATCTGTTTCAATTACTTTGAGGATGGTGTGCTTAAAAACGTGAAATACAGGGATGGTGCAAAGCATTTCAAGATGCACAAAGGCGCAGAGCTGATACCATACAACATTGACTGCCTTGCAAACGCTACTGAATTGTGGATAGTGGAAGGCGAAATGGATGCACTTGCACTTATCGAAGCAGGAATTGAAAATGTGATTAGTGTACCAAATGGCGCACAGCCAAACCTAACTTTCTTTGACCGCTTCATGCCGGCATTTGACCACATCGAAAAGATACACATTGCAGTTGATAATGATGCACCCGGTATAGAATTACGCAATGCCATTGCAGACAGGTTTGGAAAAGACAAATGTAATTACATTGTATTCACTGATTGCAAGGATGCAAACGAGTATTTGCTGCTGAATGGTGCGTTTGCCCTGAGAGATGCCTGTTTGAATTTTACAGAATTCCCCATGATTGGTGTGTTCGGAGTTACCGATTACCTGACAGAGATTGAAAACCTTTACAACTATGGATTGCCGGAAGGTGCGAAAACAGGAATGCTTGGTTTTGATAAATTCTTGTCATTTCATAAAGGTTATTTGACTACGATTACAGGCATACCCGGACATGGTAAATCGGACTTTTTGGATCATGTGCTGCTGAAACTATTGCAAAGACATCAATGGAAAGGTGCGTTTTATTCACCTGAAAATAGACCAGTTGAATTGCATATCAGCAAGATGCTGCGTAAGTTGACCAAGCGGCCATTTATGGGGCAGCACCGCATGAACCAGCAGGAAATATACGAAGCACTTTACCTGCTTGAAAACAGCATATTTTTTGTCAAACCTGAAAAGGACTTCTCACTTGACAGCATACTTGCAAAAGTTGCCGAACTTAAAAACCGCAAGAATATAGACTGGTTTGTCATTGATGCGTGGAATAAATTAGAACACCAATACGCTGAAAGTGAAACTAAATATATCGGGCAGTCGCTTGACAAGATTGTAAATTTCTGCGAAAGGTACAACGTGCATTGTTTTTTGGTGGCACATCCACGCAAGATTTCAAAAAACGCTGATGGACTTTATGAAGTGCCGAGCCTTTATGATATAGCCGGGTCTGCTAACTTTTATAATAAGACAGATAATGGACTGACTGTGTACCGGAATTTCAAAAATAATTCAGTGGAAGTTTACATCCAAAAGGTAAAGTTCAGCCACTGGGGTGAAGTCGGAATGCAGAAATTTAACTATGATATTCCAACCGGGTTATATATTGAAACTAATGTTTAATTTACTATATTTGCACCATGCGACACGGCAGTTTATTTTCAGGAATCGGTGGGTTTGACCTTGCAGCCGAATGGATGGGGTGGGAGAATGTGTTCCATTGCGAATGGATGGAGTTTCCACGAAAGGTATTGGAATACTACTGGCCTGATGCTGACAGCCACGTTGATATATGTAAAACTGATTTCAAAAAATATGCAAACAGAATTGATATTCTCACAGGGGGATTTCCCTGCCAACCATTCTCCCTTGCAGGAAAGCGAAAGGGAACAGATGATGAACGCTACTTGTGGGGCGAAATGCTACGAGCAATACAAGAGATTAAACCCACATGGGTCATTGCAGAAAATGTCTTTGGTATCGTCAATATTGATGGCGGACTGGTATTCGAGCAGGTGTGCCTTGACTTGGAAAATGAAGGGTACGAAGTTCAACCGTTTATTATTCCAGCTGCGGCCAAAAACGCACCACACCGCAGAGACAGAGTCTGGTTTGTTGCCCACACCAACAGCAGGGATTGTAAATGGATCAGAAATGAAAAAGAATATGATTCCAAGAGGGTTAGGTGCAATGGCAAAATTAAGCATGTTACCCACCCCGACAGTAATGGACAGCACCAATGCAACGGCAACAATGAAATCAACCCAAGTGAAGGAAGGATCAATGCACTCGGTAACGCTGAACAGGGCAATGGCAATGGGAATGCTACCGACACCGAGAGTATTTGCATACAAGGACAGCGCAACGGACAGGGGCAAGGGCAATTTAGGGGAAGTGACTGGAGCAGGTTCCCAACTCAATCCCCGATTTGTAGCGGAGATGATGGGCTTCCCACCCAACTGGACGGAATTACCTTTTCAAAGTGGAGAAACGAGTCAATCAAAGGATATGGAAATGCCATAGTGCCACAAATAGCATACGAACTTTTCAAAATAATAGAACATGAGAATAAAACTAAAAGCACCACAGCACAACAGCAGGACAACATTTAGGCGCAGCGAAATTGAAAGGCTCAATGAAGTCATTTATCACCAGTCAATCCGCATTGCAGAACTTGAAAGGATGCTGAAAATGGACACAATGAACAAGGATGAATACTACATAAAAGCAGCACACATGGCAATTAAGTCTGTGTTCACTCATTATCAGCCTGAATATATCACCATTGAAACCCGGAAGCG